CCTGAGCAAGAGATCTTTGTCGGAGCGGGTGAAGAAGGTGCATACGGCGCAGGTGCCGGTGCCCTTGCCAGTCTGCTGATCGACATGACCCTTGGACGGCGTGCACGTCAAGCCGGTGCGCAACCCCCCGGTGCGCCCGAGGCACCCGTTGCTCCTACTGTTCCGACTGTTCCGACCTCGGGGCCAGTAACTCCACCGGTAACGATTCCGCCTTCCTTTGAGGCCCCACAAGGTGAGTTGTTTGCCCGTGATCTATCACTGGCTCGGCGCCAGCGGGCCGCTGAAGCAGAAGGTCGCCCCGCGTTTGAGTTAACTCCCCAGGAAGCCCCTGCCCCTGATACCCAGATGGAGTTGCCGTTTGGCGCTCCCCAGGCCGCACCGGCCCCCGGTCAGCGTGACCTCATTGACGAGTTGGAAGCCGCTCAGATCCGCGAGATGGTGGATCAGGATGAGACCCGTCAGATTGAGCAGATGTTGGCTGCGGATACGCAACGAGAGGAAGCCGCCCGTGCACAGCAGGAGCGCCTGAAGTTTGAGTCTGACCTCGCCGAAACCGATGCGCGTAGGCAGGAAGCCGAGCGCAAGAAGACTGAGGATCACCGCCTTGAGATCCTGCGCACCATCATTGCCGAGCCCTCGGTCAAGAACATCCAAGGCACATTCGGTGATGCACTGAAGGTTGCCGGATATACGGATACGAACTTCACGCCCCGTGAGCGGCAGATGATCGACCGGGCTAATGACGTACGTGCGGCACAGCCTGCGGGTCTAGAAGTAGAGCCCTCAGCCCCGGCAGAACTCGGTGCGATGGAAGCGGCTATCCCCGAGCGCCGTGAGACCCGTGAGCCACAGCAACTCGGCATTCCCGGTATTGGTAAGCGTGAGGTTCGTCCTGCGCAACCCCTTGCGCAACCCCTTGCGGCTACAGCGCAACCCCCCGGTGCGCCCGGTGCGCAGATGGAAATGTTTGGACCCCGGGGTGGAGTACTCACCCCCGCACGAGGAGCACGCCGTGAAGATCTTAGAACTCAGCCTGTCGGATCTGGAACTAGCGTTGCGCCTGTCCAGCCAGTTGCGCCTGTTGGAGGACAGCAACCTGCCGTTGGAGATACCGGAGTCCCTGCAACATCTCAACCCCCTGGATTGGCACCTAGTGGAGGAGTTGCGGCACCGACTGATGTTCGAACGGAGGCTGCACCTGCTCCAGTAGAAGTTGCCACTGCTGAGGCTCCGGCCCCTGTCGTTGCCGCCCCTGCCGCTCCGCCCCCTGCCGCCGCCGCGCCTTCACCTGCGCCCGCTCCAGCACCGGCTCCCGCCGCACGCGCTAAGAAAGCAGTATCTCCGGCAACACAAACTACCCTTGACAAGGCGCGTGAAGGTTACCTGCTTGCGGCCAAGGGCAACGCGGACAAGGCTCTGGACTATCTGGCGCACGACATGGCCTTTGCCATGTACCCCGAGAAGAACGTCGCCAAGGAACTCAACGCGATCACGCTCGACCTTGCAGCCGACAAGATCTCCAAGCCCAGGTTCTCCAAGCGTGGTGAGGTGTACGCACCCAACACCGGAGGCAAGTTCGCCGAAGCCTTCTTCGATTCCTTGAGCCTTGAAGAGTACAAGGTGCTCACGGCCAAGATGCGCAACATTTTCCAAGACTACATCGTCACGGAACAGCGCATGAACAACGCCGACATCAATGCGTCGGTGCGCAAGCAGGAACAACTTGATCAGAACGAGCAGACCAAGTACGGCCTGAACTTGGAGGCCCCGATACTCGGCATGAAGATGCACCCGGCTATTCAGGATCGCCTTGCTGAAGGAGATCTGGCCGGTGCATTGCGCGTGATGTCTGGCCTGTCGGATGGCCGCATCGCCGCTGCCGCTGCTCGGGTGGCTGACTACATCCCCGGTACCAAAGTGGTGCTGTCGGGTGACGTGAAGAATGAAAGTGGTAAGCCCGTGGCCGGTCGATTCGATCCGGCGACGAACACCATCTACATGAACACGTCCATGGGTATGTCGGGACACACCCTGTTACACGAAGCAGTCCACGCCGTAACCTCACACGTTCTGGCGAACCCGTCCCACCCCATCACCAAGCAACTTACGGCGCTGTACAAGAACGCGGTGCCTTACCTCGACACGGCCTACGGTGCGCGGTCTCTGGACGAGTTTGTTGCTGAAGCCTTCAGCAACCCCGACTTCCAGTTCAAGTTGTCTGGCATCCCGGCTGAGGGCAACACCACGGTCTTCCAACGGTTCGTCCGCGCTATTCAGAATCTTGTACGCAGGATGCTTGGCATGGATGCGCAGTCCATGGAATCCACCATGGATGCCACCGACCGTCTGGTTATGGAGATCATGTCACCTGCACCGGAGTTCCGTGGTGCGGGCAGTCTCTACGCCGCATCCGCTACGGGTAATGCTCGGGATCCCCTGGACATCTTCAGCAAGAACGCGATGACGGTGCCCACGCTGACCCAAGAGCGTGTCTATGCAGTCCGTGAATTCTTCGGCTCCAGTGCACCTGCTGCCGGTAAGAACGCAGTTCGTTCCATCATGCCGCTCAACGCGATTGTGGATGTCGCCAAGGATCGCATCCCCGTGGCCGAGCAGATCGGTCGTCTGGTGGACGAGAAGGTCGGTGCGGAGAACAAGCGCAACCAGATGATCGAGCCGATCATCAAGCGTGTGTCCGACTGGGCTGTTGCTAACGAGTTTAAGGTTGATCCTCTCAACAAGGTCATCTATAACAGTACGTTGTATCAGGTTGACCCGGGCAAGCCCCGCTCTGATTACGTCGGGAAGGTGGACGACAGTGGCAACAAGTTGGATGCCATCTGGGACCAACTGCAACCTGCGTGGAAATCTCTCGGTGAGGATGGTCGTGGCGTGTACCGGCAGATGCGAGACACCTACGCTGCCCTGCACAAAGATGTTGAGCGCGTGCTCTTCACCCGTATCGACGATGCGCTCAAGGATGATCCTGCTGCGGCTAAGAACGTCAAGGCAGAAATTTACAAGCGCCTGTTCGAGAGCGGCAAACTTGAGCCCTATTTCCCTCTGACCCGTGCAGGTCAGTACTGGCTGTCCTACACCGCTGACGGTGAGTTCTACGTCGAGGCGTTTGAGACCAACGCCATGCGTGAGGATGCCATCAAGTCCTTACAGGGTGTGCCCGGTGTAGACGGCAAGAGCATTCAAAAGTTTGCCAACATCTCGCAGATCAACTACCGCAACGTCCCGCCCACGTCCTTCGTCAACAACATCCTGCAAACCCTGGAGGCAAGCAAGAAGGGTGCAAGTGCGGAAGGTAAAGCTCGGGTCGATGAAACGATCTCGGAGGTGATGAACCTCTTCCTGAACACGCTGCCTGAAACCTCCTTTGCCCAGTCGTTCCGGCGTCGTAAGGGCACCCTCGGCTTCAACCAAGACGCCATCCGCGCCCTGCGCAACAAGACCTACAACATGTCACGTCAACTGACGAACATCGAGTACGGTGCGAAGTTGGAAGCCGCACGCAAGGAGATGATGGAGCAGGTCAAGGCCAACGGTAGCCAAGAGCAAGACGTTGAGTACATGGAGGAGTTCAACAAGCGGATTGACTTCGCCATCAGCCCCAACATCCCGATGTGGTCACGGGCGTTCACGTCTGCGGGCTTTGCCATGACACTGGGCTTTAACGTGTCATCAGCCGTGGTGCAACTTGCACAGGTTCCTATCGTGGTGCTGCCCTATCTGGGCGGTCGTTACGGCTACGGCGCTTCGACCATGGCAATCGGTCGCGCCAATCGCATCTTCATGGGCAGTGGTGTGACCCGCGACGTGGAGATGTTGGTGCCCGTGCGTGACGATAAGGGCAACGAGGTTGAGAAGTCAGTCAATGTTATTGCTGCACCTTCTCTGGACAACTATGACTTCAGCGATCCCAAGAACGCTGACATCAAACATCTTGAGACCCTGGCACGCATCGCAGGCTCACGCGGGCAACTCAACCGATCCATGGCGTATGAAACGCTAGAGGCCAACGAGGGTGACTCCTTCTTCACCAAGGTCAACCGTGCAATGGGTCTGCCCATGCACATGACCGAGCGCATGAACCGTCAGATCTCTCTGATTGCTGCATACGAACTTGAATTGGGTCGCCTGAATAAGGCCGGTGAAAAGTTGGACGATGGTCGCCCCGCCAGTTCACTCAGCAACGCTGAGAAGGAAGAGTACGCTGCTAACCAAGCGATCTACCTAACCGAACTGACCAACGGTGGCACGGCTGCGGCCTCGGCTCCTCGCATCTCTCAGAATGCTTTGGGTCGAATCATCTTCATGTACAAGCGGTACGGCGCGTCCATGTACTACATGATGTACAAGTCGTTCCGCGATGCGATCAACAAAGAGAACGATCCCGAGGTGCGCAAGGCAGCACTCAAGCAACTCGCCGGGGTCCAGGCATCCGCTGCACTCTTTGCCGGTATCCAGGGCACAACCATGTACGGCATCGCCGCCGCGATGTTCGACATGTTCCGTGACGAGGACGAAGAAAAGTTTGACGCACTTGCGCGTAAGCAGATGTCGTCTTGGGCATACGGTGTGGGCCTGCCGCCTGACTTGTTCTACAGCGGTGCACTCAACGCACTGACAGGTAGTGAGGTTGCCAGTCGTATCAGTCTGCGGGATCTACTGTTCCGCGAGCCTCTGGTCAAGAACGAGAATAGTTGGATCATGTATCAACTGGAGCAGTTGGGTGGCCCGGTGCTCGGTGTTGCCAGTCGCGTGGAGCGCGGCATCAAGTTGATCAACGAAGGCTACACCCGTCGCGGCATTGAGCAGATGCTGCCTTCTGCGGTGTCATCTTTACTCAAGGCCGAGCGGTTTGCCCGTGAGGGTGCGCAGACCCTGCGAGGAGACCCGGTGGTGCAAGAGTTTGGCGGTGCCCAGATCGTGGGTCAGATGTTTGGCTTTACCCCGGCGAAGTACATCCGTGAGTTGGAGATCAATTCAGCGACCAAGGATATAGACCGTGCAGCGGGTGAGGAGCGCACCAAGTTGCTGCGCAACTACTACATCGCCAAGCGCCATGGGGATGAGACTGAAGCCGACGCCCTCATTAAGAAGATGGAGGACTTCAACAAACGTCACCCCGGTGCACGCATCGACGCGGACACGGTTCGCAACTCCATGGCACAGCACATCAAGACCTCCAAGGAGATGGTCAGCGGGGTGCTCTACTCCAAACAGATGCGTGCTGAGTTGCTACGCAATCGCGCCGAGTACGAAGGCGACGTAGACGAAGAAGAATAAAAAACCCCGGGGGGTTAGCCCGGGGTAAACATCTTTCAAGGAGAGAAACCAACAAGAAACAAGCCATCACCTGACTTGTTGGTGAGATGCTATCACAGCACCCGCCAGAAGCGTACCCCCCACCGACCCTTTTCTATCCGGGGTCGGAACACTACAGACCAGTTGCGGCTATCTGTAATCTCCAACACCTGACGAACAAGTTCTAGGGTGTTGATACACGGGACGAAGAAAGAAGTACCGGTTCCGATCTGATCCCACGGCACCCCAATCTTCACCCCGTCCGGGGCGATGTCGCCCTTACGTAGCCTGTTTTTCCATGAGCGCGGCGGTTGTCGCCATAGCGTTTTCGGTTTCATCGGTCATGAAACTTGAGCAGTCGATGGTCAGCACGTCCGCAGGAGGCAGGTTCATGTGGGTGCCACGGCTCAGGCGCATCTTCTCCTTCTTCAGGTTGGTCGGTGCGGCCTTGAGGGTATCCACCAGACCCAGGTAGTTGAGTTGCTGCTTGACGCACCACTCCTTCAGGGGCTTAGGCAGCAGGTACAACTTCTTCACGTCGTACTCGTACCGGGCCACGAAGTTCACGCGAGGTACCGCCTCCGGGTGGATCAGGTGATCCAGACCCGTCTGCTGCTTCCGGGCGTCGTCCGTGCTCTTGATGCGCAGAATGTTGTTGTAGTTCTCTGCCAGATAGTCGGTCAGCAGGGAGTTGGACTCGCTTGCCATCTCCTTGGACGCTTCCTTCGCCACCTTCAGCATCTCCACAGACCACCGGGCAATCGGTGCGATCTCCCAGTTGATGAGCCCCGCACGCTTGGCAAGCATCAGTCCCGCCAGGGTGCGAGACACCAAGACCGACCAGAACCGGTTCTCAGCAGTCAGCCCCGCAGCGGCGTCAATCTTGTTCTGATTGATCTTGGCCAGTTCCTTGGCAGCATCCAAGTTGTTGAGAAGGTACTGGATGTACGGCACCCCGGCATGGCCGTAGTGCTGCTTGATGTTGGTGCTGAACTCGTCGGTCTCGCTCTTATCCTTGAAGTAAACCCGCAACACCTTGTGCTCAAGGATCCGCTGCGCCTCAGCCTCGGGCATGCGCTTGTACGTGCCGATACGCTCGACCAGACCGGCGTTACCCGATGTCCCGAACATCGTCTTCCAGGGCTTGCCCCGGATGCGCTCCACGTTGCTCTTCCCAGACATGCGGTTGCGCTGCAAACCACTAGGAAGTTGATACGCCCAGTCCGACAACTCCGCTGGTTTGGTGTTGGTCATCTCATCCATGTAGACGATGAGATCCTTGTAGACCTCAGCGCGGTTCATCTTGGATGCGAATGTGTCCCGCTCCTGAAGCATCAGCAGATCCGGGTCGCCCCAGACTGATGCCCCTGCCAACATCGCCGTGGTCTTACCCAGGCCCGAGCCCTTGCTGTAGATATGAAACGCCGCCGCGTTGATCGGTTGGAAGTGCATCAGCGGTGCGCCGAACGACATCCCAAAGACAAACTGGTGCAACTCAAAGCCCGGACGGTTGAAGAACTCCATCGTCTGCTTCCACCCTTCGAACGTCCCCTTCGGATGAAAGTAGGGGAAGAACTGTGCGGTTGCAGTTGAGGGGGAGTTGATCTCAATCCGATCTTTGAAGATCTCCATGTTCCCAACAGCGAAGGATGTCCCGGCCTCGTCGGTCCATCCAAACTGCCTGCGTGCTTCAGTCGCCTCGGCGCGGTACTGAAGTTCACTGACCCATCTCATTGTGTAGTCCATTAGTTCAGCCACGTTCAAAACAGTTACGCCCTGCTGTGCAAGGTACTTTCTGAAGTCGTCCCTTGATCCCACCGCCGTCAGGGGTAGCGTGAACTCACGCACACCGTCCTTGGGCAGGTGCAATCTCATGACAATGGCCTCGCCCATGTCCGGGTCGCGCAATCGCCGCACCACGTACAGATCGTTGTGGTACACCAACTTATCACGCGGCGCGTCATCATCACCCTCACCTTTCTGGTGAATGAAGATGCCACCGTTCTTTCCACGGAAATAGGGCTGCGGGTACTTCGGTATCGTGAAGGTGATGGGCTTGGCATTCGGGATGTCGATGGGCTTTTGCACCACCACGTTGTCCGACTCCTCAGCCTCAAGAACCTCCCGACCCAGAGTAATCGGCGACTTGATCTTGCCCCAGTGCATGCAGTTGGGGCACACATCAGACCGGTACTCATCGAACCGCTCACACAGGTACGGCCCCTTGATCAGGGCTGCTTTCTCCTCGGTTGCATCCGGTGTGTACTCCGGGTGCTTCTCTGAGATCTTATGGATCGCCCGACCACCATCCACGCAGAACTTGGCGATAGACAGTCCGGCACGCCACAGCGGCTCCGATATGTTGGCTTGATTGGTGACGACCTCGTGCAGTTGGGCGCAGCCCTTACCTTCAGCGGTCTTGAGGATGATGGTCTTGAACCGACTGGTGTAACTGCCCGAGAGGGCTTGCATCACCGCATCCTGTTCACGTGGGGCGTACTTGCGAGGTGCCGCAAGAATGCCACCGTCATCTCCTATCAGATCCTTGAAGGTATCGAACACCACGGCTGCGCCGGGCGATCCGACAAGTGCTACGTCCTTTGGGGTCTCATCCTTGTGGTTGTGTGTTCCCGGCACCCGCAATACACGGGCTGCATCGGCAGGTACTGCCGGGTCGATGTAGAGGTTTTGTTTCTTGCACAGTCGCTTGAACTGCTCGGCTACGGGCAACCATGTTTCACGTGAAACCGGCTCTGTCAGGGGCCAGTACGCATGAACGCCACGTCCGCTGTTGACCACGGTTGGACGTGGCAACTGACGTTGTTTGCAGAAATCACGCAGTGCACCCAGTGCATCGGCTTGCGTCGCATAGTCCTTCCCGGCCCCGCAGTCGAGGTCGAGGAAGAAAGACCGCATCTGTTGGACGTTTGCCGTCTTGCGTGACCCTGCCTCGGTGAACGTGGCAAGAGCAAAATAGGCATCGTATCCATCCGCATCCAGTTGGGTGGCTGCGCTTACTACAGCGTCGAGGTTGTCGTAGAACTTCTGTACTTTGCGCTCGTCACTGAGCCGCGCCGCATAGACACAGTAGTAGCCGCTGTCGCCAAGAATCGCCTCCAGAAATTGTTTTGTGTCCATGACCGCCAGAAGATGGAGAGTGAGAAAAGGGGGGACTAATCCCCCCTCGGACTATTTTGTTTAGTCGTCCCACTCGTCCACCACGGCGGACAGGTCTTGCTTCTCTTCGCTCACGGGAGCAGCAGACTTCTTGACCACCTTCTTGGGCTCTTCAACAACTTCCTCAGCCTCAACCTTCTCGGCCTTGGCCGGAGCCGCCTTCGGTGCCTCGACCTTCTTGACCTCGGTCTTCGGTGCAGGGATCACGCCGTCCATCTGCGACACGTTCATGGTGATGGCACGGATGGTGTCCTCGTGCTTCTGCATTTCCACGGCGACAGCCAACTCGTGCTCCTCCAGTTCACGCACCGGCTTGAACACCAACTTGGGCGTGGGGCTTGACGTATCAAACCGCATCTCGGTGATGATGCTGATGGCCGGAGTGTTGTATGCTTTGAGGTGGCGACCGTAGGCTTGCAAGGGCATCTTTTTGCCGTCTGCATCCCCGAACACGGAGGTAGCAGGCAGCGTGACCTGATACACCTCGCGCTTTTCCAGTTCGCCGTCGAGCATCACGGCGATGCGCTGTTGGAAACGGCACGCACGGGTCTCGCCTTGGCCCGATCCCTTGATGTGCTGAGGGCAGTCCTTGCAGAACTGGGATTGACGTTGATCAACGGGCACCGCCGAGTCAGGGCGCTGCGTATCAGAAGACCAGCAGGTGGGCTTGGTAACTTCTCCCTCGGTGTAGGTTCCGGCGAAGAACATACGGGACACGGGTGCGGCGTTGATCATCACCACGTTGATGGCGCGATCCTCAGAGACACGCACCTCCTTGCCACCTACGATCTCACGGAACACACCGCCCTTGATGCTGATGCGACGGCTACCACCACCGGCACCGCCTGCGATGGTCGAGGTCAGGTTGTCTTCCACACCACCCAGGATGGCGAGGGCTTTAGAGGGCTTACCGAAAAGGGTCATTGCGGTCATCTTTCTCTCCTTAGATGTCTTTGTCAGGATTTGCGAAGTCCAGTTCAAGTTGGACGGGTTGGGTACTCAGTGCGGTCAATTCGGCCTCGGTCACCAGTGCGGGTTGCGGCTCTGCTGACGGGCGCTTGGTCAGGGATGCGAGGATCTCTGCGAGGTTGAACCGGTAAGTGTTACCGATCTTCACGTAGGTACTCCTCGGGATATGCCCCTGCCGCACCCAGGCTCGGACGGTGGACACGGACACAGTGAAGTGTTTTGCCACGTCTTCGATGGGAATCAGCGGCTCGGGCTTCTGCTCGGGCTGCATCGTTACTTTCTCCTTACGGTGATGGTGTACTCGCTGTCCACGTTCAGCCCCGGTGGCAGCAGGTCGGGGTGCTCTTCCAAGAATTGCTTCATGTTGGTCTGGTGGATCCGCTCATGCAGCAGTTCGGGAACCTTGTGCTCTACGATGAACTTGCGCATGGAGTCCCAGTCGCTCGTCCAGTAGTCGCGCTTGACGGTGCGGTAGAACAGCCCCTCGCCCGTGCGAACGCTGTCCACGTTGTGCGCTTTGCAGTGCTCCAGAAGGGCACCCTTGACGGTTGCCATCTTCTCCTTGAGCGCCTTCTCCTGGGCCTCGTATGCGTGGCGCATCTCGGTCAGGGTCGCATTCATTTTCAGGTACACCCGGACCAACTTCTCCACGGGTACCTTATCGGTTTCTTCAGCCATCGGTCTCTCCTGTTCTTGGTGATGGTGCCGTCACTATAGTGCGGTCTTGTGGATTATGCAAGCAAATCTTTGTAGAGGTCAACAATTTTTGTGTGAACGTCGATTTTATTATCTAGTAAGTTGTAAACGTGTCGTTCTACACCGGAGCCCGCAAGTTGAACGACTGTTGATGGGTGGCGTTGGCCGCTTCGGTGCACCCGGGCGTTGGCCTGTGCGTAGGTCTCCAGGCTGCTCGTGGGCCCCCACCACACGACCGTGTTCGCCGCCGTGAGCGTCACGCCGTGCGCGGCTGATTGCGGTTGAATCACCAGGACTCTTGGGTCACTGGTATCTTGGAATCTCTTGAAGATGTCCGTCCGCTTGGCTGCTGACACGTCGCCACTGATCACCTCTGTGGGGATCCCATCGGCGTTTAACTTCTGGGCCAGGATGTCGATGACGTGCTTGAACGGCACGAACACAAGCACCTTCTGGCTTGCCTCGTCAAT